TCTCAGTAGCCTCCCTGCCTGCATCGTCATTGTCGAAGCAAAGAATAATTCTTTGAAACCTATTAAGCCATTCGTAGTGTAGTTGTAGTTGCTTATATGCCCCACCCTCACCATTACAAGGACTTACACAAGGAATAGGTTCATAACCCTCTCTCTGCTTACTGACTAGCATCCAATAAGCACTAATAGCGTCTAGCTCTCCTCCAGTTATTATTATATCCTTACTATTGGAGTTTCTAAAAATAGCTTGACCAAATAAGTCTAGGGCATTACCAGTTGCCCCTTTAAAGAAGAATGATTTAGGCTCTATAATTTTAATTTTATGCCCTTTAACTTTATAGCCCACTGTAGTAGCATAGTACTGCTTTACTACTTCCCCAGTGCTGGGGTGAAACTCATGTAGGACATCGTATATCTTACATACAGCTAGGGGTAAGCTCCTAAATCCGTGTGGGTTATGCGATAACTCTGCCCTAACTTTTTTCCAATCCTTTAGCCCGTACTCACTCTCCATCTTATAATCTGTTTTTTGTGTGACTCTCTCTGGCTTTGCTTTCTTAGAATAGCTACTTGAACTCTGTTTCTTAACGTCATCAGATGGGATAGTGTAGTCACAGCTCTTGCAATGACCACCTTGACCTTCACCGTAGTAGTGAAAGTTATCCCCAGCGTTGTCTCTACCTTTTTCTCTGCATTTCTTGCAAGCGTTTTTACCAACGACTAATCCATCTAACCAATCTTTATGTTCACTCATACACTCTCCTATAGTTATTGTTAAGTTTATATGAGATAGCCAACAATAACAAGAACTATTTAATAACTACTTCATTCTGTGTCTCTATCCAAACTCTGGCTCCACAGCTAAGAGGCTTATCTTTAGAGTAAACAACCTTAGCACACTCCTGACCCTCAGAGTCTAAAATAACAACTTCATGTGCGTAATTGTTAGATTTATATGTTTTACAAGTTAACACAGGATCATTGTCGCCTGTCTTTAAATTTTTTCTTATTACAGATTGATTTACGTGGATAAAAGTTTTCAAGATACTAGCCTCAACATATACATTAGACCCCTGATAGTGTAGGAGATACATTGTAGACAGAAAACTAATAGTGAGACTAATATAAGGATACCTGACCATAGGGGAAAAGTAATTCCTACAACAATTGAACATAGAAACTGCCATCTCACTGTCTCTGATTGATCACCATAAATGAGACTAAGGATCATTAATAGGCTAAATATACTGAGTGCCCCTGTTATATATAGCTCTAAATAATCTATTTGATATATTATCTCCATAGGTTACGCCTCCTTTACATCAGTATTTAAGTAACAAATTAAATAAACTTCACTAGCAAAAGATTTAATAGACTTATCTTTAGCCTCTTGTGTGACTTCTAGTGGCCTACTATAAGCATCATTTGTAATGTCCAGCATGAATTCCTCAAACTTAGTTTGTTGTTTTGCTAAATCCAACATTGTCTCAATAGGGGCTTCTGATTGCCTTAACCTCATAACTACAGTGCCTATATTCTCCCATTCCTTGCACAAGTTTAGCTTAAATGCAAAAGTTTTGCTAGCTAGGGCCAATGTTCCCGCGAATATGAGGGTAGCTGCCAACCCCCAAAATACTTTTATATATATTTTCATTATTTTTACCTTGTAGTTGTTTGAAATGTAGAGTTTGCATCAAACTCTAGTTCTTTAACATACTCCATAATATGCTCATTTGCATCACTAGCTATTTTCAACCTTTGCTTTAAGTCTTTTATTTCTATGTTTGCAATAGATAACTGCTTTTTAAGCTCTGAAATTCGCATATCTCCAGCCTTAATAACTACATTCAACTGCTCAATTGTTGCGGATTGTGCCGCTAGTTCTATCAATTCTTTTGTGAATGAGTCTTTCATTAGCCCTTACCCTCTAGTTGTTCCCATTTCCAACCTAATAACAATTTAGTTGATTTAATTTCTTCATTTGCACTAGCTAACTGTTTTGTAAGAGAATCAATACACACTTTTTGCTTACGATTTTTTTTCTTGTATTTTTTTAGTGATTTATACATATTAAGAAATGTAACTTCCTTTAATTCTTTATAAGTTTTCATTAGCCTTTCTCCCTAGCTTCAAGCACTTCAATTAAACAATCGACTAGTGCTGTTTGTGGGTTTGTGTTAGTAGTTGAAACACCGTGATACTCACACCATGCTGACCAAGTGTCTTCGCATCTTTCATGGCTTATGTCATGCGCAAAGCAAAGTGGCATCAACTGGTTGTAATCTTCGCAAGGGTGGAATATAATTATTCCATCATTAGTGGGGTTAATTACAGTTATTTTGGATGTAGAAATATCCCATATGCTTATATTCAACAACTTAGCTATTCGTATGTTCTTTTCGGTGTTACTCATCAGTCTGCACTCCCTATGCAATAGCCGTTTGCGATAAGCCAATGATAAAAAGTTAATTGATGAATATCAAAATTATGGTGATGCATGTCATGCCAATCCTCAGGCAACGGCTTAATTTTGTTTGTGTAGCCATCATTGTATAAACTTTTTACAAACTCTATCAATTCATAAATAGTATCCGGCGGTAATTTTTTGTGTTCAATATGCTCAAAGTACATATTTTCAATCGCTTTTTGCTTTGCGATTTCTTTGGGGTTTGGTATTTGTTTAAATTGATTTATGTGACTTAAAAACAACCCGTCAATTTCATTAAACATACAACATACATCATTGCCTTTAACCGCAAGCACTTTTGCTTTTCCTTCATTGTCATGCAAAACCATCTGCCCAACACTAGGTAACCCTTCACCATTCCAATAGTTATTCATCATCTTCCTCCACAACTTCACCAAAAGCTTCACATACATCTTGTAGATATTCTTGTGCAAGATTAGAGAGTAGACTTTCTTTACGTTCATCGGTAAAGGTGTCCCACCCATTAGGTAGCTCATAGTCATCTACATGATCAGCATCCATAAAACCTGTCTTTACAGTTAATCTAATAAATCTTAACATATTACAACTCTCCTTTTTTACTGCTATTCGCTATCTGATCACTAATTTCTTTAGCCCACTTATCCATGTTAAATAATACCTCACTTACAGTATGACCATCTAGCTGACAATACAACATCTTGTTAACTAGGGATTCTATAGTCGGATGAAAAGTGTTATTAGATTTAAAGTTATCCTTTAACTTACCTTTAGTCTTTGTCAACTCAGATAGTACATACCCGTGATTGTCTGCTCTTTGGATGGTGTACTTAGTGTCTCCATCTTTAACTATTTTAATATTCATTATCTTTCTCCTGTTTATTGTTTAAATACGCTCATTCTACCTACCTGTAGATACGCTGACGAAGAGTTCTCCCCATATCTGACGTAACGTACCCCTGATAGATAAGAATGTCTCCTAGCCTCTCCTAGGTAATATGTAGTATCCTCTTACCTTCACTATAACTGTTATTTTTACTATATGCAACTAATTTCAAGTCATACCCATCACAAACGCCTAACTCCCAGTCATATTGCGGATTATACGTAGTTATCTCGTAGACACCATCCTCAAGAGACTCTAATAAGTCAATACTATCACATTCCAAATCTTGAACTAAGTCTTGGATAGTGCCAGTACTTAATCTTTTTAGTAGAGTTAATTTTTTAGTTAGCACTAGACTACCTGTTGCACTAAAATATATACTACTAGTTAATCTGACTATCACTCTAAGTGAATTACTCATAACACTCTGTCCTCTGGTTTGTATATCCTTATACTAGTTCTTGTAATTAAAGGTGTCAAGCTTTAATTAATATAATAGCTATTTATTTCTCTTCTGGTGCGGGTAGCACCTATTCTATTATCTACTAAGATCTTATTATTAAGCTGTACTACTGTTTTACGGAACGTAAAGAATAACTCTAGAGAACATAGTTATAAGATAAAGCTTGCATTATCTATAAACTGTGTTAAAATAAAATCTTTAGCTCTATGCTTAAGTATTAATAAAATAGCACAGTTATATTAAAAGTGTCAAGAGATAATTTATTTTAATATTAATGTTGTATTATATTCAGTTGTCGTGTATTCTTAATCTCACTGGCTAACAACTAACGAGAGTATAAATGACACTTTCACAAGTACACTGGGCAGAGATGTATGACTGGTATTGGGATATGTATTTTGATGGTGTAAAGGTAGACATTGTCCTATAGGGTGGTTACTCGACCATGATAATAGTGAAATAATGGCTTATAGTGGCGGTGTTGTGGGTTTAATATCTGCTTTTTCTTCCTCTGTTCCTAGAATAATAGTAAACAATATAGAGATATTCAAGGATATGCAGTTTTTCCACGATGTTGAGAATAGCAGAAACAGAGAACAAAACGCCTTACGAATAGAGAAGCGCGGCATTGACATATCAAACCCGAATGTACAGAAATGAATAGATATGGGAGACTAACAGGTATAAATTTATACATAACAGGAGATAGGTATGAACATAAAGAAAATGTACAGAAAACACAACTTAACAGATGAACAATCAGATGAGTTCACATTTCCTCATGTTATGGCAATGACAGGGGAGAATCTTTACTCTAAAGCTGAAATAGCAGAAGAATTAGGCTATAGGGATATGCAAATTGATAGGCTAAAGCAATTAGAGGTTTTATGTCAGAAGCTGAGATCAGCACACATAGCTATGAACCTCACCCTAATAACACAGTTAAACCATGATATTGTTTGTCATTTAAGGAAGCGGGATGAGTCAGCTTTCTAACACTACAACTCAAACAAAATGAAACAATATTATGGATTTTAAAGGTGCGATATGAATAAAAAAGATTATGAAGTAAACGAGGTAACAAGGGCGCAGTGTGAACCTTTTATTATTGGTATCCATTATGCCCACAGGTGGTGTTCTATTTCTTACAGGTTTGGTCTTTTTAAGGGTGGGGAATTAGTTGGCGTCTGTACTTTTGGGAGTCCAGCTAGTCCTTTTTTATGTAAAGGTATAGCTGGGGAGGCTAACAAATCGAAGGTAATTGAATTAAATAGGCTTTGCTTGTTAAATAACTTAAAGAATGAAGCTAGTCTATTAGTCTCCAGTTCCATTAAACTTTTACCTAAACCTAGAATAATTGTAAGTTACTCGGATTCCGCGCAAAACCATAGTGGAGTAGTTTATCAAGCTTGTAATTTTCTTTTTACAGGTACAACAAAAGCAAGAACGGATATGGCGAGCAAGGACGGCAAACATTCTCGCCACAATCAAGGAGATAGTGCCAAGAGACAAGTAAGAAGCGCCAAACATAGGTATGTGTATATACACGCGGGTCATTCAGAAAAAAGGAAACTTACTGAGGCTTTAAATTATCCAGTGCTAAATTATCCACAAAAGGCATTAATTAATAAATAGTAAAACTATAAGTAAAGTGTTGACTGCCCATAATGCTTATGCGATAATGTACCTACTGAAACAACAGAGAGACATACTATGAATAATGCAGAATTTAAAAACTTGATAGGCAATAGAATATTCTCAGCAACATTTACTAAAGCTAATGGTGATGAGCGTACATATAACGCTAGAGTTGATGTTAAGAAGCACACCAACGGAGGTAGTAACCCAGTGGAGCATAAACCTAACATGGTAACTATCTTTGAGATGGATGCAGGACAATATCGGACGCTTAACTTAGATAAGGTTACTCGTCTTAAATGTGGTAATGAAGTATTATTAGGAGGGCAGTTATGAGAATGAAATTTGTAACATTTGCAGGAGCTGGGGGAGAGCAGATAATTATATTTCCTGAAGTAATTAATCATAGGGCGTTTGCTGTCTCTATTGAGAAATTAAGTTATGGAACTATGTATCCTATTAGTGCGGGATTTGTAGAGGATGGAATTTGTTCTGGTAAGAGTCTAAGCCTAGATATGTATTCTAGAGGTCATTTGGATACGGATCTAGTAATACAGTTAATAGGAGGTGAGTAATGCGGATAAATCAAAGACTAGCTACTAGAGGTGGAATGGGCTACACAAATGCTAGGGTAGTAAAAATAGAGGTGGCGATAAGTTAGCCTATTGTACTGTCATAGACCCACAAGGAGTATACTTGCCTTGCTGTTGGATTGAGACTATGAGCGAGTTTGCTTGGTTTGATTTTAATAATAAAGTAATGTACATGGTCCTAGACCTTGAAGTGTATAGTTACAATGATCTTGTGTGGTTATAGCAACCTAACAGCTAGGTGGGTAGACTCTATAGCATAGACCTAAGCTACCCTACCTCTACCACTGTAAAACCCCTCCCAAGACTAGAGAGAGATCTGATTTTCATTTTAGCTAAAGCCCTGAGAGAGATCTGATTCGCAAAATAACTATTACTAGAGTAAAATTTGATTCCAGAAAAAGCTAAATAATAGAGCAAAATCTGATTCGCAAAATAGAAATCTCTATAGAGAAAAATTTCATTCACTGAGCCGCTTAAAAAATTTTCCTAGAAAAAAAAATAAAATAAAATTTCCCGCAACTTTTATTACGCCCACTCTCCCCGTGTTTTACTCCGGTTTCGTTGTTCCCGCTGCCTTTGCTCAAATTGTGTAACTACCTTATCATGACACTAAAACACAGTGCAAGGCTTATTTTAAAAATAAATAAATAAATTATTTTTTGACAGTAATACTAATTAACTATATATTAAACCAATCATAGAAAAAAAGAGGGTTACATTATGGTAATAGATAGAAAATTAAAAAAAGACATACGGGCTATTGAGTTAGTTTTATGTAGTGGCTTATCTATAGATAAATTGAATTGTTCGAATATTCACAGGATGCTAGATAAAAATAAGTGTAACTTTATATTAAAGGATACCCTCTTGCCGGATTACTGTAATATTATATATAAAGAGATAATCTATCCTCTATACCTTTATAAAGAACACTCAAAAAAGTTCTTAACTAAAGGTTATTTTGGACAAAATTTTGGTCTTTCAAAAGAAGAGGCGCAAAAAATAGTAAAACTAGGTCAAAATATCAGTCTAAAATTAGGGTAGATAAAAAAAAGCATTGACATAGTAAGCCATTATCTATAGATTAACCGATATGCAATTAGGCATATAAAAACAAGGTTTAAAATTATGATTTGCAATGCTAGATTAAGATACAATAAAGCGCGAGTAAACCAGCAAGATTTGGTCGCTATTAAAAGCGGGTTTATTGAAGCAATGATTTGGCAAGATCAGGATCTTGACTATTGCGATCTTGGCATATACGATCTTGATTACTTAGCCGATGAACTTGTGACGTTAACTATCAATAAATTTTTAACAGTTTGTTATCTTGACAATGCCGCAACTCAAGATCTTATTGACTATGGATATTCGCAAGTAGGACATGATCTTTGTTTGCAATTGCTAGGTCATGGGGTAGGTTTTTGGGATCGTGAAGGCGGGAAAATTCTTAGTATTTTGTTAGATTTTTGTATTGATACGGGCGCGTTAAAACCTTTCACTTTATACGATGATAATAGTGGTAAATTAAAATTTGACTATTTTTAAATAAAAGCTTGACACTATTAACACTGGCATATAAATTAACGGCTATGCAATACCGCATACTAAAACAAGGTTTAAAATTATGATAATTACAAAAGAGATTAAAAAATCATTTACATCAATTGAGGCGTTATTACATGCTGAGTTAGACTATGATCAGCATAATTCTGAGCATATAGTAAAATTATTAAATAAAGCTGAATGTGAAAAAATTCTATCTACTTGTGTTTTAAATAAATATTGTACTATGATATACAATGACATAATTTACCCCGTTTATATGTATATCGAATATACTAATAATTTCTTAACAATTGATTGCTTTGCAACTTATATGAATATTGAGTTAGAAGCTGCGCAGGATTCTATAGGGATCGGAGCCTCATACCTTGATAAATTAAATAGCGGGGATCTAGTATGAAACTTTCTAAGAGTAAAACTTTGTTAACTAGTACATTAAGACTAATTGATTTTACCAAGCCCAATGTTAAGACTTATATTGAAGATCTAAAAGTTAACCCTAAAATAAAAAACTATAAAATTGCGTTCGTCTATATGGTATGGAATAGTCTTAACAAAGAGATAAGAGATAATATTATTTCTAATTCGATCCCCTTCGAAAGTTGGATCGGCGGGTATGCAGATTATAAAGATCAGCACTTGCAGACTTTGTTGAGATCAGTAATGAATAATGATTTTTTCGATAAAATAGAAAATAGTTAAAAATAACATTGACAATCCTATAAATTAACATTATTGTTAGCACTTAAGAAATAAAGTAGTTCAAAGGCAATTTTGCCAATTAATTAAAGAGGGTAGATGAATGAACACATTTAATAAAGCAGATCAAGCGGTGGCAGATTTTTTAGGATCAATTGGAATTTTATATAATCCTGTCTATGTAGGCAATTTTGATCATAATACTGAATGGAAACATGATCTTTTTAGTGTATCTTTTAACGACAAAGTAAAGCCGCTGATAATCACCGAGTTTATGACTGGTATTGGATATCGTGATCAGCGTAGTAAATTTAGTATGAGCTTTGTTACTAAGCTTAAAAATTCGATAAATAATAATTATTGTCTGAATTGTGTAAACAGTGGCGCACCTAAAAGTTTTCAACGGTATGTAGCCGCACCCACTAGCGCTAGTGTTTTGTATAGTTTGCTATCCGATGCCTCATGTGTTGAGTATGGATTTTTAGATTTCTGTGATAACCTAGGTTATAGTAACGATAGTATTAAAGCTTTGGATATGTTTAAAGCTTGCGAAGTCACCGCAAGAGACTTAAAAAAAGCCTTCACTAGCGAACAGCTTGAAACCCTTAACGAACTATTACAGGGCTATTAACTTATGAAAAATTTAAACAACACTAAAACAGGCACGATTGAAGGGTTACAAGCTGAGATCGCAATATTACAAGTAGCTATATGCCAAGCTGAAGAATTATTAAGTGATATTCAGAACAGTATAGATAATTTTGCCGATGAAAATGATTTGATGTTGCATCAAATCTATGATGACATGTTAGATGAGTGTTACTCAGATCAACTTGAAAATGTTACCTTTATAAGTTTAAGTAGTCCTAGTAATCTACTGGCTGAGTATGATCCAACGGCATATCATTGTGGTTTTAATGACTGGTTAGACGGGTACGATCTTGATGATTTAAGTGAATATAGTGATCTTGTTTGTGAAATTGAAGAACAAGATGAAATTATTGAGACTTCAGAAGAGGGGATCGCAGATTTACAGGATGAAATCGAAGATCTAGAAGAGGGGGATCTATAATGCGATATTCAACTGATAACAATAAGCCTAGCAAATCAGAACGCAAACAGATCAAACAATTGCGCAATAATAGACGGTATAGACACGTACCAATTGATCAAGGGGACCAGGAATAATGAAAATTAAACATAACCCAAAATTTAATACGCAGGATCGATTTTTAGACCTTGAAAATTTAATAATTGATCTACTACCAACTGGATCTGGAATTGATAGTAATTGGATATTGCAACAAGATATTAAGGGCAACATATATGCTCACAATTCTTATACTTGCTACAATGAATTCGGTTATACTGATGGATACGCGGATTTTTATATTAAAATTGTATTGGTAAATGTCGAAATTCACATTAAAGACTTACATTTTTCAGGTGTTAAGTCGCATTATCTAGCTAAAAAATATTATCTCAAAAGCTACCTTGAAGACATGTTTTTTGATCAATCTCATATGCAATCAATTGCTATTATGAATAATACACCAGTTAATATAGCAACTTATTACGGATAAGGTTAAAAATTATGAATAATCAAGCATTAGAAAACTTAAGATCAGAGTTATACGATCTAGAATGCAAATTTTCAGGCATATTTGCCGAGTATCAGATAAGCGAAGACGATCGGATCTTAGTAGACTTTGAAGGGTGCGATCAAGGGATCAAGTTTACTTTTGATTTTAACGAGCTAAATACATACTTCTCTGATGACGTTATAAAGACGGGTGGCGATGGAATTCACATTGACGGCTTTATATTGCCTTTCGATCCTGAGTATCTCGAAGATTTACAATATTATCTTGAACAAGCATCTAAAGAAATAAGCGAGGGCTTCCTATTACCTAATGATCTCTACTATGAAGAGGGGGATCAATAATGTTTTTTATTAAAAAAGATCAAGAACCTGAGCAAATCACAAACGGCATTGAACTATCAATTGTTATTGATGCACTCGAAGAGAAAGACTACTCTAGAGAAGTGATCAAAGATCTGCTAGTCAGTGTTTGCAATACGCCGCATTTATCCAATAATGTCGAAGGTTATTGTATTAGAATTTATAACGGTAAAATAGTTATAGTAGACTTATTATAAGAGTACTTTAAAGGGCCTTCTGAAGGGGTTACAAGGCTTTAAACTTGTGAGGCTATACAATGGCCTTGCTAACCAATTAAAACAGCTTAAAATGGATTAAATAGAATGATTAGTAAATATACACATATTAAGATTAGTAAATATACATATATTAATAAAGATCAGAATTATCAAAATGGAAGTACAGTATATTGGTTTACGTGTAATTTTATAGATAATGATAATTTATCAAATATTTTTGGCGTTTGTCACTGTGGATCAGAAGTTAGTATTCTTAACGATGAGTGCGAACCAATCAGCGGGGCATGGTATGAGAATCAATTGAGTGATCTAATAGATCATGTAACTCAAGAGATGATAGACGATTATTAAAAACAATGTTTTATTAGCTAGGGAAGTCTCAGATAATAGGGAATGCTTTAAATCTAAATACTCGGATGCTACCTTCTTTAAATTTACTAAAGTTTATTAATTACAATCAATAGGAATATATAACATGCTTAACTTGACTGATTTATATGGAAAGACTAGGGAAGAGATAAAGAATAGAGTATATTTTATAGTAGAAAAAAATCCTTCACTAAAAAAGTGGTTTGATTTAAAATTCATGAAAAACGGGGGCTTATCTGACAGGGATGACATAGATGTATTGCAAAGAAGCCTCCTATATGGACTAGAAGAAATACTAAACGGGGATATAACATGAATATTACAGAAGTTTTTATGTCTTCAGACAATAAAAGTTTTAATGATGAGAATAAAGCGGTTGCTTATCAAGTAGATCTTTTAGGCGAGCTACTAGATGGTTTTCTACCCAATGATGATCGCGGGAATGTAACAGCTATTGACCGTTACAATTTACTAATGAAACAATTAAAAGATAAAAATCTATATACTAAGATACTGAACATAGCGGCTGTTATTGAGTATATGCAGGATAATGATATAACTGTTAAAGATACTAACAATGAAGCAAATAGAATAAGATAAACAAAGAGCGTAGATCTTATGAGTAACTAAGCCCCATTTAAGGGGCTTTTTATTGCCCATAATACCCCCCAAACAAGACCACCACTAACAGTAAGACCCCTACCCTATACAATGGCATTGCTAACCAATTAAAACAGCTTAAAATGGTTTATATTAAGCTATAGAACTATCTGAGTTATTTTATAAATAAAGCTTGCAATGTTAGTTTATTAGCGTATATTGACAATCAAGCCAAGGCAAAAACCTAGAAGAAAAAAAATGAATATTAAAGAAACAAAAAACTCAATACGCCATGAGATGGGAATACTATTAAATTTAAGCGTATCCCCTAAATGGATTTTAGATGATCATCTAG